CATCACAGCATTTCCTGACGTATCAAGACCCCAAAGCCCCTACGAACGCATCACACGCGATCAATACAACGACTCAATGAGCGGCGAAGTAGGTCAAGGCTTTGATGAAGAATGCGCTTCAGGCGCTTGCCCAATTAAGTAGGAACCATGAAACAAGCAGAACGTTGCATGAGATTCATAGAACAGTTCTGCACACTTGGGGGCAGTTTCCGGGGCCAGCCATTTATTTTGGCTGACTTTCAAAAAGATATTATTGAAGCAATTTACGAGGAAGACGAAACAGGAAAACGCAAGGTAAGAACTGCCCTAATCGGAATTCCTCGGAAAAATGGGAAGAGCCTATTATCCAGTGCTTTAGCTGTGTACTCGCTCATTGCTGATGACCGTGACCCAACACCGCTAGTTGTTTGTGCAGCAGCTGACAGACAGCAAGCACGTCTTGTTCATGATGAGTGCAAACGGATCATTCAAGACAGCAGTGAGCTTTTTAGTGTGTGCCAAATTCTAAGGAATGAAATACGTTGCACCAGAAACAACGGCTTGCTGCGGGTGATATCAGCTGATGCTGGAAGCGCTCAAGGTCTAGGAAGTACGCATGTTTTTTTGGACGAAAAACATGTGTTCAAAGATGATGATTTGTATCAAGCGCTACAGCTGGGATCAGCTGCACGAAACGAACCATTGTTCATCAATATCAGTACAGCTGGTTATGATTTAGAAAGCCCACTTGGGCGCATGTACAACTACGGCCTGAAGGTCAACAGCGGAGAAATCAAAGACGACAGCTTCAAGATGATTTGGCACGGGCCAGAACTGAATGAAGATTTCAATGCAGCTGACCCTGAAGTTTGGAAACGCTGCAACCCTGGTTGGGAATGGCTTAACCATGAAGAATTTGAACAGGCCCACCGGTCAACGCCTGAAAGCCCGTGGATACGTTTCAGACTTAACGGGTGGGCCAAGACTGAAAACCATTGGCTACCCCAAGGTGCATACGACAAATGCATGACTGACCGGAAACTTGAACTTGGTGAAACAATTTGCCTGGGCTTTGACGGTTCCTGGCAATCAGATTCAACCGCCTTGGTTGCCTGCACCCTCGATGACATCAAACACATTGAATATTTGGGGTTGTGGGAAAAACCAGCTGGCCAACATGAACAAGGTTGGCGAGTCAACATTGACGACGTAATGCGCACCATCAGAGAAGCAACAGAGAAATACAACGTCATTGAAATAGCTTGCGACCCTTGGCGCTGGGAGCTTGTTTTGTATCAGCTAGCTGAAGAAGGACTACCAATAGTTGAATACCCCACCAACGCGATTGCTAGAGCTACACAGGCCACACAAGCTTTGTATGACTCGATTTCAGACCAAAAGGTGACGTTCCCACAAGATCAACCAGCGCTGAAGCGTCACTTTGAAAATGCGATATTGCGAGAAGATCACCGGGGTGCTCGTCTCTCAAAGCCAGGACAGCGACACCCACAAAAAATTGACCTTGCTATTGCGTCAATGATTGCGCACCACCGTGCCCACGCTCGACGTGAAGAAGAACCTGAATACGTAGAACCGCAATTGCTAATTGTTTGAAAGGGCCTCCCATGGCTGAAGAAACACGCACGCTTACTGCTGATATCGAATTGCGCACAGATGCTGATAACAACAGCACCGCAGTTGGTTATGCAGCAAAATTTAATTCACTTAGTTCAAACCTGGGTGGTTTTGTTGAGTCAATCGCCCCTGGTGCGTTTACCCAAACCCTTGCCACTGGTACCGGCGTTGATGCCCGTGCCCTTTGGAACCACGACAGCAGCCAGCTGCTAGGCAGGATGTCCGCTGGAACGCTAAATCTTATTGAAGATGAAATTGGCTTACGCTTTGAGATCGATCTGCCCAACACGACAACTGGCAGGGATGTGCGCGAATTGACCCATAGGGGCGATGTTCAAGGCGCGAGTTTTGGTTTCAAAGTTATTGATGATGTTTGGGGTGAGACGGAACAGGGCTACCCGCTTAGGGAGCTGCGCAGCGTATCGCTGTCAGAAGTTTCACTGGTTACGTTTCCTGCTTACCCAGAAACAGAAGTTGCTTTGCGAAGTCTTGCAGACAACAGAGATCTTTCTTTTGATGACGTTGCAGCTGCTGCGGCAGCCAACGAACTCAAATCACTTCTTAACCAGCCAACAGAATCTGAGGTGCCGGGCGAAACCCACACCAAGGTTCCACGTTCCGCTGGTTATCGCTGACCGGGCGCAACCCACAGCAACTGAAAACTAACTACTAACCCTTAGGAGGGTTCCTAATGTCTCCAGAAGATATTAAAGGGGCGTTTGCTGAGCGGCTAAATGCAGTTTCTGAATTACGTTCTTTGGTTGATGAAACCAATGGCGAGTTTAGCGGCGAGCAAGAAGCCACTTATCAGCGACTCAATGAGGCTATAAATAGCCTTGATAAAAGAATCAACACTGGTCTTGAAACGCTTGAACAAACTAAGCGTGCAGAAGACGCTGTTGAAAAATTTCGGTCACTTGAACATCTGACTGCACAGCCAGTTGAATCAAGAGAAATTGCGAAAGAGTCAGACAGCGCGATCTTGCAAAAGATTATGACTGGCGAATACCGCAACCATACTTTTCATGGTGAGAAAAGGGCGCTGGCCACCACACCAGTTGCCGACGGTGGCGCAGTAGTCCCAACTACTTTGTATGACCGCATTGTTGCACGCCTTAACGAAGAGGGCGTTGGCTCAAAGCTTGGCACGATCCTGAACACTTCTTCAGGAAACCCAATGCTCATACCGCAGGTAACTGCTAACAGCACAGCCAGTCTTATAGCTCAGGCAGCTGCTGTGCCCAGCAGCGATCCGACCATGGCTCAAGTTTCATTAGACAGCTTCAAATTGGGTTGTTTGGTTAATATGAGTTCGGAATTGCTTAGCGATGCCGAAAGCGTATTTGGTATTGAGAACTACATCGGTGATCAGATAGGTGCCGCTATTGGCCGTAAGGCTAACGAGTTCTTTTCCATTGGAACCGGCACAAATCAGCCACAAGGCTACATCAACGCCGGGACTGGAAAAACTACCGCTTCAGCCACAGCACTGACCCTTGATGAAATAATTTCGTTAGTTCACAGCGTGCTGCCGGTTTACCGCGCACGAAACGCTGCTTTCATTGCTAATGACCTTATTTGGGATCACGTACGCAAGCTTAAAGACGGAGATTCTCAATATCTATGGCAGCCATCACTTCAGATGGGTATGCCTGACCGCCTTCTTGGGTATCAAGTTTGGTCAGATCCAAACATGGATTCAGCTATAACGACCGGCAAGAAGACAATGGTCTTTGGCGATATCAGCACCTTATTTATCCGTTATTCGGGTGGTTTGCGTGTTGACACTTCTACTGAGGTGAACTTTGCGAATGATCAGGTTGTTGTGCGTGGGCTTATGAGCGTTGATTCAGTGCTTACCGACACAAACGCAATCAAGAAAATGGTTCAGGCCTAACACCTGAGCACACTTCACGGTTTGGCTGGGGGCTTATGGCCCCTGGCCTTTTCGTGCTGACTAGGAGCTTCTATGCAAATCAGATTATTAGTTTCAATAAGCGGTTCAACCGGGACCTTTTCCGCTGGAGATGTGACCGACTGGAAAGACAATGCAGATGCAAAACGTTTAATTGGCGCTGGGTTTGCAGAAGTAGTTACTACAGACAAGAAGACCACTAAATCTAAAGCAACCGCACCCGCTGCTGCTGAAACTGCTGCAACGGAATAGGGGCAAGCGTGGCGTATTTCTTAACACCCACAACCAACGCCCGGCAAATACTGACCAACTCAGTAGAGACACTAAGCGTCACTGCTTACTCTGATGAAGCGCCTGCACAAGCAGACGGTGCGGTGACACTCGGCATTGTTGATAGTGCGGGCAACACAATCGTTGCAGCTGGTACTTCGGCAACCTCAGCTGGCAACGGCGTCTACAACTATATTTTGCCTACCCAAACAGAACCTAAGCAACTTATTGCTACATGGTCAGGGACTTGGGCCGGTTCAGCAATGAGCTTCCCAACGTTTCATGAAGTTGTGGCTGGTCAATACACCAACCCGGCTGAAGTTCGGGCAATGGACTCAATTAACGGTGAAGCAACAGCGTTCCCAACTTCAGATATTATTGATGCCATTGGTTGGGCTGAGAACGTTGTTGAGGACTTCTGCGGCACTAACTGGGTTGGCAAGTTTCAAAGTGAAGAATTAAACGGAACTAATAGCCAGGAACTAAAATTAACGAGGTTATTTCCAAGACAGATACTGTCAGCCTCTATTAACGGGGTTAATTTAACAGCTCCACAAATCGCTGATATTTCTATCTATGACACCGGCCTTATCCGCTGGGGTGACGACATTTGGGAATATTACGAACCAGGCCTAAAAACCATAATTAACTACACTCACGGCGCCGGTGAAGATACCGGAGCACCAAATGATTTACGTTGGGCAGTTCGCAGTCTTGCCCGCTTCCATTT